CCAAAATGTCCTTGGTAAGATCTTCGAGGGCGAGGAGTACGTTCTTGAGCGCCTGAACTACCACTTCAAGCATATGCTTGCGGTGGGGGAACACGCGCTTAAAGAACCGTCCTCTGAGGTTAGAATATCAAAACTTCGCGGAGGGCGTGTGGTTTTCCTGCCTGAAGCAGCAGGAAAAGTACGCCCAATAGCGATGTTAGATTACTTTTCTCAGTGGGCCCTCCGGCCCGTGCATGATATGTTGTTCAAGATATTAAAAGAAATTCCCCAGGATGGTCTTAACGACCAATCCGGTGCTTTCACTTCCTTTATGGAAGAGGTAGCGGGACGGGAAGGACTTTTCTCATCTTTAGACATATCAGCTGCGACCGATACAATACCGTACCAACTTTACCATATCTTAATGTCGGCACTATTCAAAGATCCTGAGCTTTCTTCCGACATCTTATCTATAATGCGAGACCGCGATTATTTCCTTGCGGATTCACTCCAAAAGGGTACTCGCGCATCTCAAAATATACCTAAGATTAGGATCGAAGCGGTCCGGGATATCTCGTCAATTGAGGTAGTCAAAGAACTTACATCTTCTGGAACTAAATTCCAGAATCAATGGAAGGGCTCGATTGCCCAAATGGCGATTTATCCAAGGATTCGAAAGGGTATTTCCCTTTCGAAGCAGGCGCTTTGGAAACTTCCGTCTCATGTCCGGTATTCAAGGGGTCAACCGATGGGCTCGTATGGGTCTTTCGGTTTACTCTCCTTGATCCACCATGCACTTGTGCTCTTTGCTGCCCATAGGGCGGGAGTACAAGATCATGATTGGGTCTATAGGGTATTGGGTGATGACTCAGTCATATTCCAAACTGGTGATACAGGAACTGTATACCGGGAGTATCTCTCTATTTGCGAGATGCTTGGAATACCTATTTCAAAACCCAAGTCCTATATTTCCAAAACGTTCTTTGTTTTTGCCTCTCGATACTGTATAAAGGGAGTCGAAGTAACACCGGCAAGTTTACGACCGGAACTTCAAGTGAACTCCTCAGTTAAAAGAGTGCAATTTGCACTGGATCTATGGAATAAAGGATGGATGCGAGACGGCTCTAGAGACTCTAGCCTTAAATGGCTCTCTAGACTTATCCGTATCCTATTGAATCCGATGCAGCATTTTGTATATAGTAAATTACTACATCAACATCAAATAGGATGTATAACCTCAAGGCTTTTAAGTATAGTTCTCTTCCCTCGTACAAACATTACGTCAGTACTTGGTGTCAAGAGTAATATACGAGCTTGGCTGGCCGGAATTTCCGGTTCAACCGAGGTTGTACTTTCGCAAGACCAGATTGAATCTGGATATTACGAGAATAAAGTAGTCTCTGAGGCGTATGAAGATATGGCACAGCGGTTCTCCAAATTTCTTTGGGTCCGCCTACTCCATGTAGTGATACAGGGAGCCCAAGTCAACAGACGCAACAAGACTTACCTGGAGCGATTAACGCAACAGGCGATGC